GAGAAGAAGAAAGCAGAGGAGCAAGGTTTCAGTCTCCAGGATGATGATCGGTATCGGATCTTTGAGATCCATGCCGATCTGGATCTCCCGGGATATGAAGAGGACGTTGCCCTCCCATATGTGGTAACCATTGAGAAGGGCAACAACACCGTTCTGTCCATCCGGCGAAACTGGGAAGAGGATGACGAGAAAAATCAGAAGCGTCAGCACTTCGTCCAGTACACCTACATCCCCGGGTTTGGTGCCTATGGGCTAGGGTATATCCATCTAATCGGTGGATATGCGCGAGCAGGCACTTCCCTTATTAGGCAACTGGTAGATGCGGGAACCTTGAGCAACCTCCCTGGGGGCCTGAAGGCCCGGGGTTTGAGAATCAAGGGAGACGACACCCCGATTGCCCCTGGAGAGTTCCGGGATGTTGATGTTCCTTCTGGTACGGTCAAAGAGAACATCATGCCCCTTCCGTACAAGGAGCCCAGCCAAGTTCTGGCGTCTCTCTTGGATCGGATCACGGAAGACGGGCGAAGACTCGCGGCCATCGCTGATCTGAAGGTCAGTGATATGTCCGCTCAGGCGCCCGTGGGGACCACCCTGGCTATCCTGGAGCGGCAACTCAAAACCATGAGTGCCGTCCAGGCCCGGGTCCACGCAAGTCTTCGGATGGAGTTCAAGCTCCTGAAGAAGATCATCAGGGACTTCATGTCTCCGGCGTATTCCTATGTCCCAGAGGGTGGGAACAGGTCGTTGAAACAGTCCGACTACGACATGGTGGAGGTGATCCCGGTCAGTGATCCCAATGCGGCCACCATGGCTCAGCGGATCATGCAGTACCAAGCGGCCCTCCAACTGGCCCAAGGTGCCCCTCAGATCTATGACCTTCCAAAGCTCCACAGGCAGATGTTGGAGGTTTTGGGGATCAAGGATGCAGAAAAGCTGGTTCCGACCTCCGATGATCAAAAGCCAAGGGATCCGGTGTCGGAGAACATGGCCGTCCTTCGTATGCAGCCCGTCAAGGCGTTTGCATACCAGGATCATCAGGCCCACATGGCTACCCATCAGGCATTCATGCAAGACCCGAACATCGCTGCGACCCTGGGTCAGAACCCCATGTCTCAGCAAATGATGGCTTCGCTAATGGCTCACATGGCAGAACATGCGGCGTTTGCCTACCGGGCCCAGGTAGAGATGCAGTTGGGCGTGACCCTTCCAGAGTTGGACGAGGAAAACAACGCCCCCATCGCCCCGGAGGATGAAAAGGCACTTGCTCCTCTTATCGCGGCGGCAGCACAGAGGACGATGGTGCAGAACCAAGCCATGTTTGCCCAACAACAAGCTCAACAACAGGCACAAAACCCTGAATTGCAGCTTCAACAGGCAGAACTTCAGCTTCGGACACAAGAACTGCAGCGAAAGAAGGCCGATAGTCAGCGAGATTTCCAAATTGCCCAACAGAAAATCGCCCTTGAGCAAGGGCGAATCAAGGCTGAAATGCTCAAGGAACAGTCCAGACTGCGGTCACAAGCCGCCCAGACGGACAAAAAGCTGCGGACGGACCTTGTCAAGACCATGGTTCGCCCGTCTCAGCAGAAACAACAGTCAAAACCCACCCAGTAATGACTGAAATCAGTCCGAAACGTCCAAAAACGGCATTTCAGACATTTTGAAACCTCCGAAAGGAGCTTTATGGCAACCACTGCGTTCTCCGTGGTGCTAAAAGAGATTGAAGACAGGCGCGAGCAAATCGCCCAAGCCCTCATCTCCGGCGGCGCACGGGACTTTTCTGAGTACAAGTCCATGACCGGCGAGATCCGAGGTCTATCGCAGGCTCATGTTTACATCATTGACCTCGTAGACCGACTTAAAAGGCTTGAAGATGAGTGAACTACTCCTGTCCGACGGGCAGTGCGAAACCGTTCTGCCCCAAACACCAGAGGAAAAGGCCCGTCAGGTGCCCGATCCAAGGACGTATCACATCCTCTGCGTCCTGCCAAAGTCCGAAGAGTCCTATGAAAGTGGCCTTCTGAAGGCCGGTCAGACGATGCACTTCGAGGAGGTTCTGTCCCCGGTGCTGTTCGTCATGAAGATGGGTCCGGACTGCTACAAAGACCCCATTCGGTTCCCCTCCGGCCCCTCCTGCAAGGTGGGCGACTTCATTCTTGTCCGTCCGAACAGCGGCACTCGGATCAAGATCCACGGACAAGAGTTCCGAATCATCAATGACGACAGCGTTGAAGCCGTCGTTCAAGACCCGCGTGGCATTCAGAGGGCATAACCATGGACAAAGAAGAGTTCAAGTTCCCTGACGAAGTTCAGGTGGTCGCTGACGACAAGAAGGTTGATTTCGAGATCGAAGGTGACGCAGAGATCGAGGTGGTGGACGACACCCCGGAGCAGGATAAGAACCGGCCTCTAATGAAGGAGGCGCCTGCGGATGTCACTGACGACGAGTTGGCGAAATACTCCGAGGGGGTCAAGCAGCGCATCCAACACTTCTCCAAGGGTTACCACGAGGAGCGCCGGGCAAAAGAATCGGCGCTGCGAGAGCGGGAAGAGGCACTGCGTCTCACCCAAAGGCTTCTGGAAGAGAACCAAAAGCTCCAGAAGTCGGCAGGACAAAGCCGGCAAGTAGCCATCGAACAGGCCAAAAAAGCCGTCGAAGGCGAACTGGACGCGGCCCGGAAGAAGTATGAAAAGGCTTATGAAGAAGGCGATGCCAAGGCAGTTCTTGCTGCCCAGGAAGAGCTTTTCTCAGTCAAGCTGAAGGCGGAAAAACTGGCGGCATTCCGTCCGCCCGAACCCACCCCTGTACAAACGCCGGAAAATGTTGTACAAACGCCGCCGACGCCACAAGTTGACTCAAAAACGCGAGCGTGGCAAGAAGCCAATCCGTGGTTTGGGTCAAATCTCCGAATGTCGGCTGTGGCGATGGAGATTCACAGAGAACTTGAGCGAGAAGGGGTGCCCGTCGGAAGCGACGAGTACTTCAATCGTATCGACTCTGAGATGAAATCTACTTTTCCTGTAGCGTTTACCCAGGAGAAGAAGAAGTCATCCGTAGTTGCCCCGGCAACGCGCAGCACAGCGCCCAAAAAGATCGTGCTGACGCAGACCCAGGTAACGCTAGCCAAGCGGCTAGGACTTACGCCTGAGCAGTACGCTCGGGCTGTTGCGGAACAGATGAGGAAACAAAATGGCTGACCAACGAACCCCCCGCGAAGCTGAAACTCGCGCCAAAGCAGAGCGCCCCATGACCTGGAAGCCTGCTGAACTGCTCCCGGAAGTGACCCCGGTTCCCGGGTACGTATATCGGTGGGTTCGCGTCAGCACTCTGGGGACCGCCGATCCCCGGAACATCACCTCCAAGTTCCGTGAAGGCTGGGAGCCTGCCAAGGTTGCAGACCATCCTGAGCTTCAGCACCTGTGCGACCCGCAAGCGCGGATCCCGGGCTCCCTGGAGATCGGTGGCCTCATCCTCTGTCGAACCCCCGAAGAACTCGTTGATCAACGGAATGCTTTCTACCAGGGTCAGGCGTCTGGTCAGATGGAGTCCGTGGACAACACCTTCATGCGCGAGAACGATCCCCGTATGCCTCTGTTCAAACAGCGTCGTTCTGAGGTCTCGTTCGGACGCGGCCAGTAAACAAGGAGTCTTTCATGTCCTACCCCTCGATTGACAAGCCATACGGCCTTCAGCCGGTCAATCTGAAGGGCGGTATCCCGTTCGCGGGTTCCACCCGGATGATCCCCATCGGCCAAGGCTACGCCACCAACATCTTCAACGGTGACGCCGTCGGCCTGTCCAACGGCAATTCCATCATCACCCCGTACAACGCGGACACGCAGTCCGCTGCCGCTGCGGGTGACATCGTCGGCGTCTTCCTGGGCTGCGAATACAGCACCGGGTCTGGCCCGATCTTCGGCAAGGTGCGGCAGCAGTACTACCCGGCGAGCACCAACGCCCCGGATGCCGTGGCCTACGTTCTGGACGATCCCAACGCCCTGTTCAAGGCCGTTGTGGTGGCGCAGGCGCAAGGTTCGGCCAACACGCAACTGAACACCGGCCAGACCGTCGGCTACATGTCGCCGTCGTTCCTGGGCACCAACGCCTTCCTGATCGCTGGCAACGGCGGCTCGACGGCAACCGGCAACTCGCTGGCTGGTGTCTCGGGTGGCAACCCCACGGTGGCTTCGTCGGTGGCGGGCAACATCCGCCAGACGGTCGGCACGGGTGCGGGCACTTCGCCTTGCCTGCGCGTGATCCAGTTGGTCCCCGAGACGGCGGTCACGGTTCAGACCGCTCTGTCCTCGTCGCCTTCGGCTGCCACGACCTTCACGGTCTCGTCCACCACGGGCATCGTCCCGGGTATGCAGTGCGTCATCGCGGGCATCAGCGGTACCACCGCTGGTTCGCCGGGTAGCAACCTGACGGTCACGGGCGTGGTCACCTCCACCTCGACCATCACGGTCAGCGCCAGCGTCACGGCGTCATCTGGGGCCTCGGTCAGCTTCATCGGCTACCCCGAAGTCATCGTTGGGTGGAACTTCGGTTACCACTCGTATCTGCTGGCCGCTGGCGTCTAAGGAGACCTCATCATGGCAATTTCTCGCGCACAGCTTCTCAAGGAACTGCTCCCCGGTCTGAACGCTCTGTTCGGTCTGGAGTACAAGCGCTACGGCGAAGAGCACAAGGAGATCTACGAAACGGAGACCTCCGACCGCTCGTTTGAAGAGGAGACCAAGCTCTCCGGCTTCAGCGCCGCTCCGGTGAAGAACGAAGGCCAAGCCCTGTCGTATGACAACGCTCAGGAAGCCTGGACCGCTCGTTACAACCACGAGACCATCGCGCAGGGCTTCTCCATCACCGAAGAGGCGATGGAAGACAACCTGTACGACAGCCTCTCGGCGCGGTACACCAAGGCACTCGCCCGGGCCATGGCCTACACCAAGCAGGTCAAGGCCGCTGCCATCCTGAACAACGGCTTCAACGCCGGTGTCGTGTATGGCGACGGTCAGGCTCTGTTCAGCACCGCCCACCCGCTGGTGTCCGGTGGCACCAACAGCAACCGTCCCACGACGGGCGCTGACCTGAACGAGACCTCGCTGGAAGCCGCTGTGATCCAAATTGCGGGCTGGACGGACGAGCGCAACCTGCTCATCGCCGCCAAGCCTCGCAAGCTGATCGTGCCCCCGGCGCTTCAGTTCGTCGCCACGCGTCTGCTGGAAACCAACCTCCGTGTTGGCACCAACGACAACGACATCAACGCGCTGAAGAACAACGGCTCGGTCCCGGAAGGCTACACGATCAACCACTGGTTGACCGACACCAACGCGTGGTTCCTGACCACCGATGTGCCCAACGGCCTGAAGCACTTCGTGCGGGTGCCCCTGGCAACCTCCATGGACCAAGACTTCGACACGGGCAACAGCCGCTATAAGGCGCGTGAGAGGTATTCTTTCGGCGTCAGCGATCCGCTCGGAGCGTTTGGAAGCCCTGGCGCCTGACAAAAAGTCCTTGTAAATCAAGGATTTAGCCCCTTCGGGGGCTTTTTCTTTGCTTGTTGCGCTATAAAGCTAAAGAAGGCTTGACGGCAAGGGTTCAGTGGGTTAGTATCTGACCACATCAACCAAGGAGTCCGAGATGGCCATCATCTACCGAATCACCAACATGGCGAACGGCAAGTTCTACATCGGCAGCGCCGAGAGTTTTGCCCGCAGAGAGTGGCAACACAAGTACGCGCTACGCCGTAACGAGCACAAGAACCCGCGTTTACAGGCTGCATGGAACAAGTACGGCGAAGAGATGTTTGTGTTTGAAGTGATTGAAGAGATCCCAGAAGGAGGGGATCAGCTTGTATGCGAAGACAAGTGGCTGAGGGGGTGTGTTGGCAAGCCTGAGTGTTACAACGTAAATACTTTGGCCACTGCTCCGCGACTAGGTTTAACGCTTTCAGAAGAAAGCAAAGCCCAACTTAGCGTTAACAGGAAAGGCAAACATGCAGGAGAAGCACACTATCGCTACGGCAAAACGGTAAGCGAAGAAACCAAAGCCAAGATCGGAAACGCCCAGAGAGGGAAACCCAAGGCGCCTGGGCGCAAGGTCTCTGAAGAGGGCCGCGCCAAGATCCGTGCCGCTGCCGCTGCGGGGCACTACAGCCATTGGGAGGGCCGTAACCACACCGAAGAAGCCAAGGACAAGATGCGCCGCCCGATCTACGCCATCCTCCCGGACGGCACACGCCGGGACTTTGTAGGTGTCTCTGCTGCGGGTAAAGAGTTGGGTGTCGCCTACCCCATGCTGGTGCGGTCGATGAAGGCTGGAAAGCCGCTTGCGAAGGGGCGACTGGCAGGGTGGCTGTTTGCGTACGCAGACCTTGACCAAGGGGGCTGAGTGTGCTAGGCTCGGGCTAGCCCGAGACCAACTTCCCTACCGACCGACTCGGCGGACTCGTCCTCAAGACGGTAGGGGTATCTGAGGAAAAGCCATGTCCTTCTCCACCTTCTCCGGCCCGATCCGCTCGGGCACCCAGCGCTACAACCCTGGCCGCAACACGGGCCTTGTTGTCCTGACGCAGTCCGCTACCATCAACATGAACGGCGTGGCCCTGACATCGGCTGCGCCAGTGCAGAACCTCTTCACGCTGCCTGCGGGGTCCAAGATCCTGTCGTTCCGTTTTGAGAAGACGATCATCCTGGCGGGCAACTCGATCTCTCAGGTCGCTGCCATCGTCGGCAACGCGTCGGACGACAACCAGTACCTCGAATCGGTGAACCTTGCCGTGGCGAAGGGTGTGGCTGCGCAGGCTACGGTCGATGCGGGCATGCAGGTAGACGACTGCGACAACATCGGCACCTCGGACGTACTGCTCCAGGCGACTTTCACGGCGACGACGGGCGACGCCACGTCGGGCCAGATCGTGGTCACGGTGAGCTACGTTCAGCGTCAGCCGGATGGTTCAGTGAACCCGACCGAGTACCAGAACTGATTCTGACGCCCCTCCGGGGGCGTTCTCCTATTGGAGTTCACCATGATGCAGACTGACGTCAGTTCAGGTTCAGTTGGCGCAGCCACGAGCGCGTCAATTACGACTTACCGCACGCGCATCAAAGCCATCGCTATGACGTACACCGCCAGCGCGGGTGCGTTGACAATTACTGACGGTAACGGTGGTCCTACGCTGTTCGCGTTCACTCCCGCAGCGGCGGCAGGCTCGCTGTACATGCTGCTCCCTGGCGAGGGTATTTTGGCGCAAACGGGTATTTACGCCACCACGGGTACCGGCACCACCGCCACGGTGATGTATGGCTAAGACACCTGCGTGGACGCGTAAGGAAGGCAAGTCAGAGGCCGGTGGCCTCAACGCCAAAGGCCGCGCTTCCTACAACGCTGCCAATCCAGGGAAGCCTGGGCTCAAGCCGCCAGCGCCGCACCCCAAGACAGAGAAGGATGCTGCTAGACGGAAGTCTTTTTGCTCTCGAATGCTCGGGCACAAGAAGAAGAATACTTCCTCTGAAACATCCAACGACCCCAACTCCCGCATCAACAAATCCCTGAGGGCATGGAATTGCTGACATGGAAGCAACGGTCATTTGGAACGCCATCCTGACGGTGTTGATTGGTGTTGTGGGTTTCTTCATGGCATCCAAGTTCAGAGAGCTTGATAGGCTCAGCATCCTGCTGAACCGGACCCGTGAGGAAGTCGCCCGGGACCACATCACTCGCGCAGAGTTCCGGCAGGACATGAAGGAGTTGATCGAACGCTTTGACCGGATTGAAGCCAAGATTGACACGCTGAGGATCAAACCTCATGCCGTACAAATCTGAACCTCAGGCACGCCTCATGCGTGCTGTTGCGCACAGCCCCAGCTTCGCCAAGAAGACGGGAATCCCCCAGGCCGTAGGCCGGAAGTTCGAGAGTCACCGGGCCGATGGCCCCAAGGAGCCTGAAATGATGAAGAAGCCCCTCCCCCCGTTCATGCAGAAGGAAGCCAAGAAGCCTGCGGACAAGGCGAAAGGCAAGAAGGAACTCCCGCCCTTCATGAAGAAGGACGCCAAGCCCAAGAAGATGGCGTACGGCGGCAAAGCCTGCTGAAAGGGCACACCATGTACACGAAGGAAATGGGTCCACCCCCGGTCGATATCGACCAAGCCTCCGCGCTGCCCCCGGCACAGCGCAAAGCTGCTGAGCGCAAAGCTGCTGAGCAGACCAAGAAGGATTACCCGAAGCCCCCGGCCAAAAAGGCCAAGGGCGGCATGACCAAGGGCTACGCCAAGGGTGGCGTCACCCGCGCAGACGGCTGCGCAGTCAAAGGCCACACGCGTGGCAGGATGGTGTGAGATGAGGACGACCTACACAGGCCCGGTCAAGAACCGGGGTGAAAACGCCAGAGGTCAGGCGAACGTCAGCCGTGAAGAGCTTGAGGACTTCAGGCGTCAGTACGGTCGGGACAAGACGCTGCGTGATCTGCTGAACGCAGATCGGACGGGCAAGCTCCCGGCTTCGGAGAAGTCTCCGATGGCGCGGGGCCCGCAGGAGGCCAATGTAGCGCCGCGTCGTGCTGAGATCCCCACGGGTGGCAGTGCCAAGGCACCTGAAGAACGCGGCGAGCGGATGAGTCCTCTGGAGATGGGCCTGCTAACCACGGCAGGCGCATTGGCAGGCCCCGCTCTTGGTCGTGGTGCTGCTGCGGCCTATAGGGGCGCCAAAGATGTTGTGGGCACTGTCCGTGGCGCTGTGCAAGCCAGCCGGGGCCTGGAAGAAGCGCGACGCGCACGGCTTGCGCGGGAGATGGATGACAGCCTGCCTGCGCCAGCAAGCATTCCTGAGCTTGGGCGAGGCGTTTTCCGTAGTGCCCGTGAGAAGGCTGAAGCCGAAGCACGAAATGCCAAACCGCGTGTGCGGGTTGAAGGCGCAAAGGGCGGTGTGTATCGTTCCGAGGCGCCCAAGACCGAGTCCAAAGCTGGCCCTGAATTCCGTAGTCGTACCGCAGATCGGATGGACGAACGAGAGATGGGCATGAAGAAGGGCGGCAAGGTCAAGACCTACGCCAAGGGCGGCAGCGTCAAGGGCTCGGGCTGTGAACAGCGCGGCCTGAGGAAGTGCAAGGTGTACTGATGCGAGCCTCACGCGGCATGGGCGCCATCCGCCCGGAGTTGAAGAAGCCCAAGGTCATCCGTCGCAAGGACGGGGACAAGGTGGATCTTTATGCTCAGGGCGGGGAGTCCCGCGTAAACGAGGCAGGCAATTACACCAAGCCCGGGATGCGCAAGGCCTTGTTTGAACGCATCAAGGGGCAGGCTACGCAAGGAACTGCTGCAGGGCAATGGTCGGCACGCAAGGCACAGCTTCTGGCAAAGCAGTACAAGGCCAAGGGCGGCTCGTACAAGGACTGACATGAAGTCCCCGCAGAAATCGCTCCGCGACTGGACAAGCCAAGAATGGCAGACCAAGTCTGGGAAACCGTCTTCCAAGACGGGGGAGCGGTATCTGCCTAAAGCCGCGATTGCCGCTTTGTCCCCTGCCGAGTACGCCGCAACGACCAGGGCCAAGCGTGCTGGTAAGGCCGCAGGCAAGCAGTTCGTGAAGCAGCCCAAGGGCGTTGCCCAGAAGACCGCGAGATTCCGATGACTACATCAGGAGCTACCACGTTCAACCTCGACCTCAATGACGCGGTCGAGGAAGCGTTTGAACGCTGCGGATCCGAGCTTCGCACGGGCTACGACCTGCGCACGGCGCGGCGATCCCTGAACCTGCTGTTTGCAGATTGGGCGAACCGTGGTGTAAACATGTGGACCTTTAACCAGGGCATGATCCCCCTAGTACAGGGTACCAACACCTACACGCTGCCGTCAGACACCGTGGATCTTCTGGAGCATGTCATCCGCACGGGGGCAGGGAACGTTTCAACGCAGGTTGATCTGACGATCACGCGGATCAGCATCAGCACTTACTCCTCCATCCCGAACAAGCTCCAGCAGGCGAGGCCTATCCAGGTGCTGGTGAACCGGAACTCCGGAGCGACCTATCCTGTGGGGAGCAGTTATTCCCCCAGCGCCACAGCCCTGCCAAGCATCACTGTGTGGCCCACGCCGGATCAGACGGGCGTGTATCAGTTTGTGTACTGGTACTTGCGGCGTATTCAGGATGCCGGGTCTGGTGGAGAAGCTACTCAGGACATCCCTTTCCGCTTCATCCCTTGCTTGGTCTCCGGGCTGGCGTACTATCTCGCCATGAAGCTCCCGGGCGGCATGGAGCGTCTCCAGATCCTGAAGGCGCAGTACGACGAAGACTGGGATCGTGCATCGAGCGAAGACCGTGAGAAAGCCGCCGTAAGATTCGTCCCGAGGCAGATGTTTATCGGGGGCTAAATGGCATACAAAACACGCGAACAAGCCCTAGCTTACTACAAAAAGTACAACGAGGAAAATCGTGAAAAGCGTAAGGCCGCTCGTAAAAAATGGGCGGAAGAAAATAGAGCGTATGCCTTAGAAAAGCAAAAAGAGTATGCAAAAGCTAACGCTGAAAAACTAAAAGCGTACTATAAAGAGTACAACGTTTCGCAAAGACTTAACAGCAGCGAATACCAAAAAAGCTATTACGAAACGAACAAAGAACGTATAGCGGAACGGAAGAAAGCGTATCGTGAAGTTAACAAAGCACGAATTGCTGAGACTAAAAAAGCTGATTACGAAGCAAACAAAGAAGCTCGTTTAGCACAAAAGAAGGAATACCGTAAAAAAGCGGCTGGTAATATTGCTTACCTAAATGCTTGCAGGAAAGAGTCGGTACGGTTGCGTACACCAAAATGGCTAACCAAGCATGATAAGCTTAGGATGAAGTGTACGTATGCCATCGCCGCCATGCTTACGCGCCACAACGGCGAGCCTTGGCATGTGGACCACGTTATCCCGCTTCAAGGAAAAGCGGTATCTGGCTTGCATGTGCCGTCCAATTTACGTGTCATGCGTGGCGTAGAAAACATCTCAAAGAAAAATAAATTTGAGGTGACGCATGGCTAACCGGTTTGCAAACGGAGCCAAAAGCTTCGGATTTTGTGATCGTTGTGGTTTTAGGTTTCCATTAAAGAAGCTTAAAAACGAAGTTATTAAAACCAAACTAACCGCAATTAAGTCATGCCCGCAGTGTTGGAGTGAGGATCACCCGCAGTTGCAGTTGGGGATGTATCCCATCGCAGACCCCCAGGCCATCCGTGACCCCCGCCCAGACACCAATACGTGGTATCAGTCGGGAACCAACGGGCTGCAGCTTGACAACACCAGCGGCACTGGACCGAACCAAGATGGTTTCCCTGGCGAGGGTATGCTGGTCATCCAGTGGGGGTGGAACCCGATTGGTGGCGCAAGAGATTTCGACGCAGTCCTCACGCCGAACACCTTGGTGGGGCGAGGGGAAGTTGGTACAGTAACGGTCGCATGAAAAGGAGAAACCCATGAAGATGACACCCAAGCAAGCGGTCCACAAGCACGAGGCCGCGATGCACCCGGGCAAGCCCAAGACCAAGCTCGCCAAGGGCGGGGTCACCAACGAGATGCTGATGCAGTCGGGCCGCAACATGGCCCGCGTCGGCAACCAAGGCGCCGTTGGGCGCAAGGGGAAGTGACATGAAGGCCAAGCCCGTGTCCACCCCGGTGATCAACGCTCCCGCGCCCATGCCGCGCATGGTGGTGGGCAGCATCTCCACTTCCCCGGCCCCTGGCCCGAAGACAACCGGCATCAAGGTGCGCGGCGGCAAGGCGCAGACCAAGGGCTTCATGGCCCGGGGGCCGATGGCGTGAACTACACCGAACTGAAGGCCGCTGTTGAGGATTACGTCGAGAACACGTTCTCGGCGACTGACTTCGCCACGATGACGGATTTGGCGGAGCAGAAGATCTACAACACGGTACAGCTTCCAGCGCTACGCAAGAACGTCACGGGCACGCTGAGTCAAGGCAATCAATACCTGACCACGCCCGGAGACTTCTTGTCGGTCTTCAGTTTGGCGGTGTTTCCCACTGCTGGTGGAGATTACACATACCTCCTGAACAAGGATGTGAACTTCATTCGGGAAAGCTACCCCAACCCGTCGGTGACAGGCACGCCGAAGTATTACGCGCTCTTCGGCCCGGTCTACAACCTGCCAACGGAACTGACCTTCATTCTCGGCCCAACGCCTGCCCCCGGTTTTACCGCAGAACTGCACTACTTCTACTACCCCGAAAGCATCGTCACGGCGGGTACGTCTTGGCTCGGGGACAACTTCGACAGCGCTTTGTTCAACGCGGTCTTGGTAGAAGCGGCCCGGTTTATGAAGGCCGAACAGGACATCGTTCAGTTGTACGTCGGGCAGTTCAACGACTCCATCCTGCTGCTGAAGAACCTGGGCGACGGCAAGAACCGCATGGACGCCTACCGCAGCGGGCAAGTCAGGAATCCGGTGAAGTAAATGCCTATCCTCCAAGGAATGTGCTCCTCCTTCAAGCAGGAGTCCTGGCTGGGTATCCATGACCTGGATACCGATGTCCTGAAGATGGCCCTTTACACGGCCACTGCGGATCTGAGCCAAGCCACGACTGCTTACAACGTTTCAACAGCAGGGCAGGTTCCTTCGGGGAGTGGGTACACCACTGGAGGTGAGACCATTACTGGGGCCCAAGTACTTCTCTCTGGTACTACGGCCTATCTGACGTTCAATAACCC